AGCCTTAAAGTCCCGAAGGCGCTGAACTGAACTATCTGTGAATCGTGCGGTTGCAGCTTTCTCTGACCAGCCCCCGCTAAACGTTGCGCCTGAGAAGCTTGATCTATTGATAGCATAGAACTTGGCTGCTCGCTCATAGCTGAACATGAATGAATCAGTCTTAAGATCCTCTCTAAAACTCTGAAATGATTCTTTGGAGCACCCGACTACGCTGTTGCCCTTGCGATCAACGAAAGTTTCACGGAGGCTTTCTACCTCGTCAGCCAAGCGCTCACTGTCGCCACATAAGGCGTTCCAAAACCAAACAAGCTGTTTCATCTTGTCGTAGCCAAATACCTTGATGCCCTTGTTGGCTAGTGCCATCTCGACGGAGCCACCTCCGAAAAACGGAGAGCACACCCGCTCAACATCATCTGGAATCAGCGGCAAAATGTGCTTAACTGCTCGTGTTTTGCCTCCGGGATATCGCAATGGTGTTTTCACAATAACCTACTTATTTGAAACTTATTCTGTTCTAGGGGACTATTTAGAAGGTGGCAGACTTTGACCGGTCTGCCAGCGGTGGACACAACCTAACCAGCTACTAGTTCATTAAACGCACGATCTACGTCAGACGTTGCACGAGTATTGTACTTGGTAGTCTCAGATGATCGCGTTTCGGCGGATCCGTCTCCGGCGAGTTGCTCATCGAGAATAGCGTCAACTTGCTCCGGAGTAAGACGCTCAAATAGAGTGTCAAAATTCGGCATGCCATCAAGGAGGGCGGGGATAGCTTCCGTGTCCTCAAGCAAGGGGGATGATTTACGACGCATTTTTAGGTTGGTCTTGGGGAAGCTGCCGGGGCCGGTAGCTTTAGTGTAGGTCAGCACAATATCTGTGCCTTCCGTGGCATCTGTTATGTCTCCATAATCAGGATCGAGCACATAACCAAGCAGCAGACCATAAGCTTGCTTGCCGTACCCGTAAACCTTAATACCTTCATCTTCTTTGCCGCGTACTACGACGGGGCTGAAGTATCGGGTTCGAACGAACAGGGACTTTGCCAAATCTTTACTGGCTTCGTCGTTGTTGTCAGTTCCTTCGCGCCATAGAGTAGAAGCAAAGTCGCAGATTGGACACTTCTCCCCAAAGTTACGCTTAGGACACAAAATGCCACCACGATGATCTCCAACGTTATAATGGAAGAACATTTCCTTAAGAGGATCTCCATCATTCGTCGGCACCATTCGGATGCTAGTGTCTCCGGCGTCTGGCTTGAACCAAACACTGTTCGTGTCTTGTTTATTTTCTCCGCGCAAATTTGCGAGCTTGTTGCGCATTAGCTCCATGTTAATACCCATAATTTCTCCTTGTGGGTTCGAGACAAGCGTTCCTTGTCTCTTTGGTTTTAAAGCACCGATAGCAAACCGGTTGCTTGTATTAGTAATATAACATCTTCGTTATTCGTTGTCAAGTACTTTTTCTTGCTGAATCACATTTGTATGTGCCACAACAAATCCGAAATCTGCATGGGGAGTGCCGTATATCGCATACGACATTTTTAGAAATGCATTCTTCGGTTTACTCTTTAGCATATCGACCAGTTTTTTGTGTAGCCCGCCTTCAGTAGCAAGCCTTTCATCGTTTATACAGATATAATAACATAGCTCGCGAGGGGTGTCAAGGGGGAAAAGAAACTTTTCTTTAAGCCTCTTGATGTCGAGGAATCCTATTGTTCGGATTCTATTCATGGCGGCTGGTTTGGAAACTTGTCCAATCTCCGGATCGGAGAACTCGAAATAGTTGAGGTGGTGAACGGTCGAGAATATGCTTTGGTTCAGAGTGTCGTAATATGTCTTAATCGGCACTTCACCAAGCGCCGTCTCCAGATCTAGATTCGAGATCAACGTAAGCGACCTAAACATACCAGAGCGCGCGTATTCTTGCAAAACTCCAAAAACAACTCTTTCCACAACACGGGGCATGCCAGTAAGAAGCTCTGTGTCTGGTTTAATATAAAATAGGTCTATCTGTTTATGGCTTATTTGCTGGAGGATTCCCAAAACATAGTTTGAACTCATTGAGGAGCCCATGACGAATACTTGCACTCGATCGCGCACATTCGCAAAGAACTCCGACAGGTCTGGGGTGTTGTTTTCGCACTCTTCGGGAGAATCGAGGCTTTCTATCTTGTATTCTTGTTCTGAGTTCTCTTTTACGTTATGATTTAACATATAAACGTCGTAATTACCCGTAGTTGCGAACCTCTCTGCTATAGCCGATCCAGCAGAGCCAATGCCAATTATTGAGATCATATTTTTAACTCTTCCATTTCCAAATAGTTCTTGCCACAGGTAAGATTAACCATAAAATTGCCTATCTTATTGTTTGCAAATATTTCTCTTATTTGAGGCGCTATCTCTCGCTCACTATCTGCGAGATCTACTACGATCTCATCATGCACGATGTGAGAGATGAACGACTTCTTACCCTCTAAAAATTTATCAATCGCCACAGCGCGCTCCAATACAAGATCAGAAGTGGTGCTTTGAATAAGATAATTTAACGCTTTTCTCCTATCAACCGGAATTCGGCGCTTGAACATAGTCTTAATATAAGCACCATCATACCATTTGTCAAGTACTTTTTGTCGATGATAGCGATCAAACTCCTTGTCGGCTGAATCTGGATTATAAAGCCATGCGAAAAACTTAATCTTTGCATCGGTACGACTTATTGAGCCGGCGATGAGATTCTTTATGTGCCACGTATGTACATCTTCTTGAGGCTGCTCTTCGCCCGCTAATCCAATAAACGTTCGAACTTCAGCAGCGTTATAATCTAGTGATAAAAACCAATCATTGTTCGGCTTTAAGAGCTTTCTGAAATCTTTCTTAACTGTGAGTATGGGGAAGCTCCTCTGTGTGGTTGTTAAACGACCGGTTACCGTTCCGAATAAGTTATACTCAATATGACGATAACCATTTACCAGCTCTTTAACTTTCAGTGAGTTTCGGTGTGAATAGTGAAGACTCTTACAGCCCGAAACACTCAAATTTAGCCTTTGGTAAGAGATCTTATACAAAAGCTTTTGGATCTCATTTTGGTGTTCATAGACCTCTGGTCTTTCGTGTGTCTCGAATACGTGCTGTGTTATCTTGTTCTTAATCTCGCAGAAATCCTTAAGATAATCCTCCGGCACGAGATCAAATATGCAATGTTCCCGAAGATCAATTTTAGCAATCTCAAACGACCGAATATATGCGCGTGAGCGCCTCTGAGAAGCTTGCAACCTTGGAAGAAGGTCTTCGGGGCACACTTCTGCGAGTGTTTTGCCGCCGGTATAAAGCCACGCATATTCAACATCGGAATCGGTGAGAGAGCCCGTATACTTCCACGTCCTAGATAGATCTTCTGGGAAGCTATTGTAGTGAAGACGCCCATCAGCGTAGATCCCTATGCACTCCGATTTATCGTCAATTGTCTGGAATATCACCCATTCTCCGTCTCTTTGAGTTTGCGTTTTGCTTTGTTTCTTTCTCTAATATAACTCAAAGAGCCGCGATAGTCAAATGGTTTATTTAAAACAATCTCAAAAAGCTTCAGTGCAGCGGTGGGTGTTTCAAGGTGAGACATCTCCAAACAATCGTCAATAAGGGAGGACTGCTTGTCTGGGCTGAACTGCGACTCCTCCTCAAAGAACCTTATCCTACAGTATAGATCGATGAAATATTCCGGGGGGTATTTTTCTTTTAGCTCCTCGGCTGTGTAGGTTTCGGGATAGATCGTGTGGCTGATGGTGGACCCATTGCAAACTTCCAACTCTTGGAAAGATTGCTTTTTTACAGTGTCGTAAATGCCCAGAAGCGTTTTAACCAGCAGTTGATTATCAATACTGTAGCCTTTTCTAAACTGGGTATTAATCACGGCTGTGGCATTGCCGAGCCCTAGTCCGGCGGTATATGTGTTCATTCCTTCTGATCCTATATCTGCCACAATTCTCCATGGTATATTGCTATCGATCATGAACCCATAGCGATTGCACATATTAACATAACACTTCCAGTTGGGATCGTCAATGAAATCTTGAATTTTAGTATCGTCGTCTGAGGCGTTAAGATCGGCAATCTCAATCGCCAGTCCCGTGTTCATTACGGTAGAATACCGGCTTTTTATAAAGCCTGATTGTGTAAATGGAATGGTTCGACTGGTACGCTCTATATACGCCATAAAATAGCCCACAAACTCATCGAAATCTCTCACCTTAATATCTCTAGTGATAAAGATCTGCTGAAATGCTTTGGCATAATTTTCTATGTGACTGTTATACGCCTTTACCGGGCTAACTAAACCTTTATATGCCGAAATAGCGCCTAAATACTTGCTATCTCCGGAGATTTCTCCTTGCATTATCTTTCGGCGAAATTCGCGCGCCATATCGTTAAAGGCGTTAGTAACATATGACAGACTACGAACGCTGCGCGATTGGGTGAATTCGGGAGTCTTAAGGTCTGTGAGTACGCCGTCGTAGTTAAGGACAATGGGGATATATTGACGGTCTACTCTGCCAAAGAGAATCTTCTCTCCGAAATTGAAATTCACCAGATGTCGTACATTCTCAGGATTTGAGTCGGCTCTGTAGATCAATCTCTTGTTGAAGAGTGCTCTTGTGGATTCCTTGTTGTTCTTTGCGTAAAATGTTGACATTATGGTCCCTCGTTGATTTCAGGGTGTTCCAGATTTTCTTCTGCATCGGGTTCATCTATAAAGTCACCTAGCGACCCTAATGCTCGTAAGTTTTGTGTCTCGCGACAACGTGTTGAATCGAGGTTCGGGCCGCTATCTTCCGTATCAACAGCCTCGCCGCCGGCGTCAACTTCTTGGCTGCCCCCTTCGTGTTCTGCGACCCATTTTGCCTGAATTGTGGTTCCAGCTTCGCCGGGACCGAATCGGTGGGTAGACCTGATTATCATGAAGTACCCACCTATACCAAAGTGCGTTAAGTTGTATAGTTCGCCGCGGGCATTTCGGTCTTCCCAAAGGGCAGCGCCGGGTGCGAAGGTGGTCGGGTCGATATAGAGATATTGTCCCGGGAATGCGTTTGGTAACGGAAAGGTCTTGATATCCGCGTCGTAGGTCACTCTCAACTGTTGTAGCCCATCATACCCCTCTTGTTCAAATCTGACCTCTGGGAGGTATGGCGCTTCGGTCTTTTTGAGAGAAATGTTTCTCACAATGCCGTTCTGGAGTCCCATCCCATAGTGAAGGATTCCATTGTTGATATCGACTGATGGGTCCCCTGTCATTTGTTCGGTTGGCTTGGTTCTGCCGGCATAGTAAACCAAATAGTTCGTTTCTCGCTCCAAGCCCCCCTCAAGACCGGTCGTTGTGCTATGACGATCACCGTCGGGTCCCGATATGTTAAGGGCGGGTAGTGGTAAATCTATTCCTGCTGGGATTTGCCGGCTGATGACTGCCCCATTGGCGCCATAGGTGAGGTGGGCTGACGCAACGCGTAGTGGGGCATAAGAACCGCGGGCTTGCTTATATCTTAATGTCTGGTATGTTAGTGTATCGAACGAATCATAGTCAGATTCGACCTTTCGGTTCCATGCTTCTTGTGATGTGTAGTCGGTAACCACTGCTTGATTAACTCTTATTTTTTGCTTTATGTTTGTCGAGAAGCAAGTGTCGTCGTTAAGGAAGTTTCGGATAAGCATGTTAAAGAAGTTGTTCAAGAAATGTGGAAGAGGGTATTCGGCGCGCTCTTTAGTGAGCATTTGCTTGGTCAGCCACTCAGTAAAATACTTAACAGATACCGGTACGTTGCCGAAATTGGTAAACCGCGAGTCTTTGAGGTTTACTTGGTTTACTAACTCTATTGGACCTAGTACAGCTCTAAATCTCTTAAATTGTTCTGCGAACTTTTCAATCTTGTATTTTTCGAAATCGATTTCGCATTGAGTGATGGGCGCGGTTCGGTCGGTGGAGTAAACCTTAAAATAATCGGTGTCATCCAGCTTGGCGCGCATCCCATCAGGTCCCAAATATTCTTCTATGCCGGCGAGTATCTCATCAACAAGATCGCCGACGTAAAAGAACTGAACATTTCGGCTTCGACTATTGGAGAGCGCTCTTGACCTTGCTGCAGCGGCTGTGTGCGCGCTTTCTGCGTCGGTGTCGGACATGGCTTCAGCAAAGATTTCTGCGGCATGGATTCCGGGGATCTCAGCGTTCTCCGTCGAGGTCCCAATCTGTTGATCAGCGAAAGCTATTTCCGAATATGGTCCGCGGCGGCGCCAAGAGGCTAGCTGATCATACGTCAGATTAATCGTTCTTATCTTTTCTTTTCTGTACATACGCGCAAGAAGCGCCTGAAGAGCGTCAATCTTATTTTGAGCTATGTTTAGGCTTTCGGACTCTTTAATCTCGGACATTTTCTCTTGTTCACAGAATGTCGCCAGCTTCGTAAAACGCATTTTGCGATGGAGTACCTCTTTTCCAATGTCGAGATCTGAAAAGATATTGAAAGTTGGGCTGTCGAAAAAGTCCTCTACATATGCCAAGTATTTGATGGTCATTGTAACTCGACCCATATCGTCGAAAGCAAAATCATGCACTGTCGGCGTCAGGTTGATGGTTACAAAACTGTGGGATACCGCCTCGTATACGTCGTTATATTGTTCATCTCCTCTCTGGAGAATATCGACACGATCACCGCGGTCCCTCACACTCCAGAACTGGTCGCCGGAGGGATCCGATTCGTTGCGTGGAGGTTTGGCATATCCTACAACCGCTTTTAGCCTAAACTGCAGCTTTGCCAACTCTGCATCTTGTTGTGCTGTATTCCCGGTGCTGTCTGATCCTTGCTGGTGCGTTGGCTCAGTGCACTCGCCCTGCTCAGACGGTATTTCCCGGCGACCTGTCTTAAGAGCGAGATCTAGATATCTATATTGATTAGCAGCGTCGGATCCACGCAATTTCATTAGTTCGTCAAAACTGTTGGCGAAAATGGTTAGTGTAGCTTTGATGCTCTTTTTTGCAGCGAATGGGTTGCTTCCATCGTAGGTGAACTCAAAGTTTTTAATACCGGCGCCATGACCGCGTGTTCGGGAGTTCTGCAGCATTGTTGCCGTGGTCGTTTCTTTATAGTTCTTCTCGTGAGAGTCGAAATTGAACTCTTGTTCATGTTGGCTCCTATCTCCATTAACTGTTTTATCTGTTATCTTAAACAGGCGAATTGTGGGCTGTAGTGCTGATAGTTGGGAGTGATGCGCTTGCATGAGCGGGTATATCTTTGGATCGCCCGTTAGCATGTTCATAAATCCAAACGGAGATCCATTAACCTCGATTGATGCGTTTGCCGCGTTGCTGCTGCCGCTGACTGCTGGAATGTAAGGTAGCGGCTTTGAGTCTGTTGGGCGTTTGCCAGCTAAATTGAAAATGTCGGACAGAAGATAACACTGTTCTCTAAAGGTTGCTTCAAGTGCATTTGTGGCTGCGAGGGCGAGGATTTCGGCCGCGTCCTCTGCTATCTCTTCTCTTGCGTCTGCAGCGTCTTGTTGTTCTTCTTCTGAAACGTCGTCTTGGTCGATTCCTGATTGTCCCGTATCATCGCCGCCGCCGTCTGTGCACGACCGAAACATCTCTTGTGCAGCGATCATCCGATATTTATACCACTTCAGATAAAGCTCTTCGACTAAAGCCTTCATATTCTTGTCTTGTAGTACAGAAATCGTCGGTTGAGCGTCCATTACACCAAAAACGGAAGGGATCCCGGGAACATTAATAAAGCGTCCTTTGCCATTCGCCGACGGCTCGAAATCTTTCAGAGGATGATCATCATTACCATCTTTGGCGAGAGGAATCTCGGGAATAAAGTTAGGATGTAGCAGACCATCCGCCGTAACCGACAGCGAAATTCCATCTATTATGGCATGTCCCATCCTCGAGTCGTTACCCCACTGTGCCCCTTCATAAAAAAATGGATTGTCTCGATCGGCGTTGGGATTGCTAATAGCCCAAGGGCTGGTTATGTTCTCCTCGTCATCATTCAGCAGAAGCAGCTTTAGTCCCTGAGCGTCTAAACCTCTGGCGAAGGTCGCGCGGCGGAATCTCGCGTTGCCCGCGGGCTGGTCCTCTCCAAAAGTAACGCCCGCGGTGACGCTGTTGAGAGTATCGAGTGACTCGGCCTCAATTATCCTTGCATTCCATGCTGCGCGGATATCTGCTGCTGTGTTTTCGATCTGCTCTAGCCAATCCTCCTTAAACTCGTCCAATTTGTTGGAGCCGCATACGTAATTGCCGAAAGCGAGCTGCCAAGCCTCGGCCGGTCGAGCACCCTCTTTCGCAAATGGTCCGATCATAGCATGCTTCATTCGCAGCCCATTAATTAGGTTTGCGGCAAATTGCATGTATGCCTTTTGTGTTGCCCGACCGCGCTCTTGTGCCACTGTGAGATCCCAGTCAGGGCATGAAAGTGTTTCGCCGAGCGACCTAAACCAAGTTCGGCCCACCGTAATCGCCCCTTGAGAATGCGGTATAGTGTACCATGTTTTACGACCTTTAAAGTCCTGCCACAGGTCATAGGTGGCGGCTGGGTAATCCGCTACTCGGCGAGTGCTGCGGGACTGCTGTGAAAACATATGGTCGTGAAGTTGAGGTCTTGTTCGGCTTTGTGGCAAAAGGCACTGGTGTTGTGAGGCGCGAATCCAGCGCTTGGTGTCTCCGGAGAGGCCGTATCCCTCCTGGAATAGGTCGACATCCTCGGTGCGAGTGTAGAGTTTGTTGACAGTAAAAGCATCGCGCCGATAGCGGCGCAATGTTGGCATGTTTTGAAAAGGGTCCGACATCCCCGAAAGCGCCCCACCGCCTTCGCTTTCGCCGACAGCGGTATTGTACGCCGTATCGTAAATGATATTATAAAAAAGATTCGCCATATCCGTGTTGAGGGTGCTTGATCCGGCGAGTCCCGGGAGAAATTGCATGCCCTTCCTGAAGAAAGGTCGGTTATCGTCGACGGCCTTGTGCCAGAAGGGCGCTACTACAGTCAAGTTATTCCAATAGAGATCAGGATCATCGCGATCAATAGTAAAGTCGGATTGCCACACACCACTAGCAAGTGCGTTGTTGGCGGCGGCTGAAGTAAGTTCATCATATGATGGAATAGCAGCACTACCCTTCTCCGGTTCTGTCATCTCACTTAGCGTCTCTCTTAGCCTTATGATCGATGGCGCTAGCTTAATATCATCGGACATATATCACCACCCCATCAGACACGCAGCACATTTAAAGCTGCTTCTAGGTTAATTGGAATCGACAGGGAGGCTCCGTTGGGAATATCAACTTCCGTGGGATATCCGTTAAACCAAGCGATGATCCACCAATATTCTGCTTTTCCGTAAAACTTGTAAGCAAGCGTATAGAGGCGATCACCATATTTGTATATATGCTGGGTTGTCTGCAGGGATCTCCTCTCGGATGCCGTTGGGTGGTACAACTTGGGTGTTGCGTATTGAACCAACTTTTTAAGCCCTCTCGGCTTTCTTAAGGGTTCGTAGTATTCGCTTGAATTGGTGAGTACTTTTGTTGCTGCGTATCTTTTGGGCATTATTCGTCTCTAAAGCTGGCTAGGATGTCAGCTGCAAATGCTGCAGCACTTGCTTTATTATAGGCGTCTTCATCAGTATAAAACATGAGTTCACCAGTATTGCTAGTTATAGTGTAGACACCAGATCCAGCTATCTCACCGTTGGGCACCGTAAACACAGGTCTAGCTGGGTCCGGGACTGTGAGGGTCTCAGCCGGCGTATTCAGAGCACCCCATGGCTGCTCAAGTCCGAACTCTAGTTGAGTAGCTTGTTCGGCGAGGGCTTCGCGCTCGTCATCAGCGGCCCAGACGTAATCATCCATGCGCTCCTCCCATTCCTGAAAGTTTCTCTCAAGTTCCGCTGCCGCCGCTTCTTCGGCGCGCAGCTTTGCCAGCCCTTGACCGGTCTGGGAATTGTGGGTATTATAAGGAAACGCATTATTGCTGAATGTGCCGTCGTCAAACCAGCCCAGATGAGTTTCGTGAATCACTGCAAAGTCTAAGTTTACCTCGATAAACTTTGGCAGTATCGATGTGGAGTCGGCGGATGTGTCTTCGTCGGTGATGTCGGTGTCGGCGGATTGCTCGAATCCGCCGCCAGTGGAGCTACCATTATCTAAGTTGTGATTAATCGTTACATTTTGAATAACCCCTAACAAGCCAGTAGCGGGATTATTGGGTACAACCAGTCCGCCTTGGCCCGGGGCTGGTTGTCCGTTGCCATTTTCGGTGGTACGAATTATGTTCATAAGCCCCATGCGTACTAATGGTGCGCCGGAGATGGTTTGTGCTGGTGCAGACGTGCTGGTACCTCCAGCAGAACTATAGTTCGGGTATAAAAACGTGGTTAATTTCTGCACTTTAGATAGGTTTTCCCATGCCTCACTCTGTGTTGCTGCTGGTACCTTAAATGCGATGGAAATCGACCTTACTGTATTTTTGTACATATAGATTGGATCTGCTCTTCCGAATACTGCCTCTGAAGTCCACTCCGGTCTGAATGTATCTGTGTAGGTGGTGAGGAACGCTTTAAACGCCATATTCTGACCAGAATTAACATGATAGAACGTTATTACTTGTCCCCTATTCGCCATCGCATCTGTGGCGCGGACATAGTTAGTATTTTTCTTCTTTGCGTCGTATTTTTTAACGTCGAAAGCGTCTGGTTTATTAGTTTGTTTTGGCATCTATATTTGTCCCTTTATCCCCGACTGAGTGCCGCTGAGCTAACGACAGTACCAACAGTTTCCTCAACAAACTCTTTAAGCTGGCGACCATCTAAGGTAATTGTAATCTCGTTTCTGATTCTTTGTGAAGTCGGACTTGGTGATGCGGCGGGGGCTGCACGTTGCCGGCTTTGAACCATTTGGGGGAGTACTCTTGATGTGAGTGCTAACGCTCCAAGCTTCATGCCGCTCATGTCGTTAACTGAATCTTTCATCGATTCGAATGCAGCCATGCCGGCTTCTAGTTGATCCGCGTTCACATTTCCGTAACTATCAAAAATAGCTCCCATATCTTCCATGTTATCTTTGTCTTTCTTGAAGACGCCAACGAGCTTGCTAAGTCCCGCGGCAGCGAGTCCGACGGCGCCGATTGCGGCAACACCTACCCACGACAAAGGATTTGCCATGCCCGCAAGGGCGCCCACAAGAAGCCACAAGGCCCCGGATAAAATTGTGATTCCGGCTGCCATCATTTTGAATTCACTCCACTTCATCCCCTTGAAGGATTTAACTAGTTTGGATAGCCCAAAAGCCGCCAATGCGACGCCGGCGCCCACTCCAACAGCCGCGGCGCCTAGGGCCAGCATTGGTCCCACAGAGGGCGCTGCGGCGGGACCAATAAAGCCCAATTTGGTGGTTAGTTTAGCAAGCCCGCCGAGGAGGGGTGCAAATTTAAATGCAGCCCATACACCAACAAGTATCTTCCAGTGGTTCGCGACCCACTTGATTATATTTCCAAGAGTTTTCATAATGTCTATAAAACCAACTAGTTGCGGATGTAGCTCTGCATTACCATCCTGCCATTGTTCAAGATTTGTTATCATGCGTTCAATCCAATCAATGACCGGGTACAATATTGGAATCATCCGCATAAACAAGGCATTGAGTCTTTCTTGGAATGTCGCCATCTCGCGAGCCTCTTCGGCTGCTGCAGCGTAATCTGCAGACGTTTGGTTCAACCCTCCTGACAGGGCATCCATATCTCCGCGCATTAATGCGGCGAGATCCGATACTTCCTCAAGACCAGCGGCTTCTGTATAGAACTTCCGTTGGTAGTAAGACATATCATCGAATGTCATACCTGTGTCTTTTATGGCGTCTCGAATCATTTCGAATCTTGCCGCCGGATCGGTCTCCATCATAAGATCCATGGCATTAACGAAGTTGCCGCCCAAAGCAGCGTTAAGCATTCCGGCGCGTTCTGCGGCGCCTTCGAATGTGTCGAACTTTTCGGTCAAAGCAATCAGTTTGCCAAGTTCCATGCCGGTGATCTTGGAAATTCGTGCAAGATCCTTAAATGCGTCCACACCTTGAGAGCCCATTTTTGCTAATCTGTTGCCCATCGATCCAAATTGCTCAATAAGCATCGCCGGCGCGACTCCCAGATCCACAGCAGCGGCTCTCAACTCTAATAGCGAGCGGCTAGCGGTCTCTGCAGTGTCTCCGAAGGAGATTGTGAGGGATTGCATGGCTTTCGAGCTAACGTCGGCTGAAACGCCAAGTTGGCTCATTATAGCGACATGATCGGCCAACTCTGCACGGGTGGCTGCAGATGTCATGGTGAAATCAGTGAAAGTCCCATGTAACTTCTGCCATGCTTCTTGGTTCTGCTGCACGGAGACTGTATATTTACGAGTTCTTTCGTAACCGTGCGTCATCTCTCTTGCGAGGCTTTTGCTTCCGCCTGTGGCTTTTCTGAACGCAGACTCTGACTCGTTCATTATGAATATGAGTTTTATCATCGAGTTGATGAAAGCGCCTACACCGGCTTTGATCAAATTGGCGCCGAATGCCCTAATCGAGTTGCCACCGCCCCGAAAGCTTTTCCATACTTTTCCCAATTGGGCGACGTTGAAAACGGGGTGGCTGCCATATGGACCGAGCGCGCTGCCAAGGGATTTGCCTAAGTCGCCGGCTGCGGAGACTCCTTCTTTGAATGCGACACTGGTTTTGTTGATTACTTTTAGCTTTTCTTCGGCTTTCTTAAGCTCTTTTTTAGCATTCTCAAGTCTTTTAATGTCTTCTGGACCCTGGGAGATTCCAAGGCGAATTGTCTCCTTTGCAATGTCGAACTCTTTCTGTTTTAGACGAACAGCTTCCGCTTGTTGGAGAGAGCGCGCTTGTTGGGACTTTCCTAAGCCTTCATAAGCTTTCTGAACTTTTTCGATGTCTTCCAACTCGCGGGCCCAGCGTTCAACGGCGTCCGCGTTGGTTTCATCTTTCCCCTTAGTCGCTGTGCTTGAGGACCCGCTCTTTTCACCAGCTAACTTCTCAAGAAGTTTGATTATCGCTTTTTCGCCTTCAGTCATCGGCATGGCTAAACCCTCCGCGCATTATATACCTGCAATAATTAGTTATATGAGGAAAAAGCGGGCGTTTGTGAAAGGACACTTATATCTTTATTAGGATTTGCCGATATGTTTGGGCGCTGGTGGCTGGTTATGGGCATTTAGAGTTTGTGATCTAGACGAGCCTCCACCCTGAGCTTCTTCGATTGCTTGTTGCTCTGCCTCCAACTGTCGAATGAGGCGTTGGACAAACCACTTGCGCAATCCTAGCGGCAAGTTATAAGCTTCGGCGAACGACCAGCCTCCGGAGTATTTTAGGAAGAAGAACTGTTCATAGACGTCTTCCATATACTCATCGGTTAGGCCAAAAAAAGTCCGCGGTGAGCGGCACCTCCATATCTTGCTCAAAATCGCATTCATTACATTCGAAATGCTGCGTAAGATCAACATTGGGGGCTGCTAGTTTATATGCCATTCTCAAATGTTGAGAATCTGTGGAGGGCATGTTTTCGATGACATAATCAATGATTTCCTGGGAAGTTTCGCCTTTTACGGAAACGATGAGATTTCTCAACTGCTGTGTTACCAGCTTCTCATGAGAGTTTCTCTTATCCTTCTTTTGGAGCTTCGACGTCATCTCTCTTTCATCTGCTCCGGTCAGGAGCCTAAATACAACGTCCATTTGGAGGCGCGGGAGAGTCACTGTGAATGTCCCATCCTCGTTGTAACGAGTATCGAGAGTATCGACGTCGCTGCCGTCATATATTTCTGCTTCGTTAAGATCAAAGGTATATTCTTGCTTTGTCTCGCAGGATGGGCAGGTAACTGCTGTTGTATATTCGTTGCCGTAGCCCGAAACTCGGGTTGCAATAATTATCGCATTTCTATCGCCTACCAACAGGTGGTCGGGGTGAATGCTTTTATCGGTAATGAGGCTTTCGAGAACTCGCTCGATTGCCACGCCTTTCTTAAGCAGTGTGCGTGATGTCAGCATATCTTCTTCTTTTGCTGTCAACTGCTTGATTTCAATGGTTTCCTGATCATGGAGGGGATGCCCCTCTGGATACAGAAGTCCTTTTGATGGGAGTTCTACGAACTCTGTGGGTACCACGAAGGAGAATCCTTCGATCCCAGCACCTTGAAGTACTGGGGCGGGTGTCGCTGTATCTTGGGGGGTATTCCCTCCCGTGCGACCTCTATTTCTAGACAATATACACCTCTATTTATTTAACTTTTTATACGTCGAAGAACGATGAACCACCAGCGCCAGCAACTGCGGCTGATTCTCCAGCAGTCTCGACTCGTGCCCAGTCATACTTCAGAGTAACCGACATCTCAGTAAGCTCATCATCGCCATATGCAAGATCACCGTACTTAAGTTCAGTTACGAACGAGTTCCACAGTGTCCATGTTTCAAGCGGGTTGCCGTCGGAATCAATCTGTGTAATAATAACCTGTCCCAATGCGCCAGCAGCTTTTGCCTTAGACATCGTGCCCAGATCGTTAGCGTCAGTCGGAGGACTATAGCCTGATTGCACAATAATGTCTGACAGTGTTGCTGCCATATCGGGCTCAACTGGGTCAACCAGTGTCAAACTAACATCCTGCCATGTGACGGCTCCTGGATAGAAGAAAGTATGGTTGAGATATTTGTGCTCTGCGGCATTTACCGTAAAAGAAGGCTTACTAACCGTTTTTGCATACCAGAGAGCTGCGCCTCCCTGTGCTGCTTGAATTCCTTGGAACTCCACGGTGAATCTAAATTTTCTTTTAGGATCTTGAAGGGCGGTATCTTGACCGAAATTTGTTGACCAGAATGGCATTAGTTGGAACTCCTGTTATCTATATTATATAGTGTTGTGAGGGGTTTTATCCCCCCATCTTTCCTAATCATCGAATGAAGCCCCTGTCGAAGCGATCACAAAGTCGATTGCGATATATTCGATAGCTCTTGCGGGTTTCACCATAATCTTGGCATACATGACGTTTTGATCGATTAGATCTGGCGTCGTGGTAGACTCATCAAGAATCAACTTGTAGTCTGTGATACCAAAATCAACTTTTGTGTTGGCAAGAAGCGGCTCAATCAGAGATTTGAACCGGTTCCATGTTGCTTGGACATTTTGTTCGAAAAGGACCTGTGTTGAAAGGATAGAGATTTGCTTCTTGAGGTAAATCACCATTCTTCTAACGTTGATCCTATCGAGTGCGCTTGAGCGCTCTTGGAGGGTTTTCTGTCCAAATACCACGATTCCACTAGATGGGAATGAGGCAATAGGGTTAATGCCGGCTTCATATAGAGTATCTCTATTCTTCGAAGTAAGCTTCTCGGTAACTCCCGTGATTGGGATACCGGCGGCGCCTTCAGAGAGTCCACCGCGATTAAATCCTGCTGGAGCAAACCAGACTTTGGATTTCTTCTCGGAACTTGCAAGAACTCCCATCATTGCGACAGTAGGCGGAATCCACAACATTTGACCAGTTTGGTCGCGTGTCTGAACCCACGGGTAGAAGGTTGCACCATAAGAGGAGTCAATTCTTCTGTCTTTAAGTGAACTAGCAGCATTTACCGGAGTAGTTCCGATTCTGTCGGTTTTGTCAGCGTAATACTGCTCTGAAGCAGGGAAGTAAACATCTGGCAAATCAATCAGCGCCAACGCGTCTCCACGAGCCTCACACATGTTAATCATGCGTTCAGTAAGAGTCTTATTGGTGAGTCCCGGTGCCGCCACAAGGTTCATGTCCAAAGTCTCTGGATCTGCGAGTGTATCAATAGCTCTTGCATATGTGTGATATGCATAACTGTTATCTTCAGTAGCTGCCGATGTCATACCTCTGTTATAGAGAGGATCTGGCTTCGTAATGTCCCAGCCATCGAATCCGCCCCAGAAGGGAGCAGTAAACTGGTTCATGCCGGCGTCAAGCAGCGCGGTGTAGGAACCAGTGCTGACAGCTCTTTCGTCGGCGCGTGAACCTGAAATATAGCGATATGCTCCATTTGTGCCCATCATAATGTTATCTAGCGAGAAAACGTAAGACCAGTTATCAACACCAGTTGTGGAGTTGACAGCAGCCAAAGCTCCGCCGGTTCCCTGCGTTGGATCTGCTGGGAAATCAGCATAAAGTAGTCTGTGCCAGTCGTTAACACTTCTATCATAACGTGTAGAACCTGCGCTTGAACTTGGAGTTCTAACGGTTGACCATCCCCAATATGCGTCAGTGGGGTTGGAAAGTCCGCCAGCACTAGCTGAAAGACGCATGCGGTCTTTCGGGAAGTTGAGTGAAGCAGTTGCGGGGGTTAGCGCCCATCCGCCGACAGGAGCGGTAGATGATGTAGTTACTAAGATAAATGGGCTCCCTTGATCCCAGTACGTGCTCCATGGCGTGCCAGTTCCCGGTAAACCCCCAGAACCAATGAGAAACGATGTAGTCGCCTGTGGCTTGGAGGAGGTTACTGCTGTAAGTCCTGTAAAGTTTGGTGGTCCGAAGTAGCCGAATGGAAGATATAGCGAGTTGGCGCTGCCTTGTTCAACAGCCTCGTTAATCTCTACATAAACAAAGTCAGATTTGTTGTCGTATTCTCCATAAGTCTTCAGACGGCGTTCGTTTGAGTCCCAAGAAGTATACTTGGTACCAATCTTGCGGCCGATATAATCGGGAGAAGTAGGATCCAAAGTACAGTTATCAAAGCGCTCGATTACCACAACCTTGTTGTCGGTGTCGCGAACGTCTCTCAAAATAACAGAGAATGTTCCATAATCAGAAACTCTAGAGCTTGATTGGCGAACCTTAGCAATTGATACCTTTACGTTCTTGTGCAGCCATTCACCGTGTCCGCGTCCTTTGAGGCGGAATAGCTTCTGTTGGGCAGCCGGAGCGTAGTTAGCTGCGTCTCCGCTTAGATCCTGACCAATAAACCAACCAGCAACAGCTTCGCGTGAAGCCTGCTTCATGTCTTGTGGTCCAGTTCCGGTTGAACCACTGAGTGCGATGCCTAGGATAACTCCTTGAAGGCTCGTGTCAGTGGTGAAATCTAGATCGCGCAGTTGTTGCTCAAAAGTCTCTCCAACCCAGAAGTCCTGTAATGAGGCACTTGGGTAAAATCCTCCTGCGAGGAGTTGAGGGTTAGTGTTGAGCTTTCTGCGCACAAAGTTGGCGCTGTCGTCATTAAAGTTAAACTTGAATTCTTGCCCGCCATTCAGGGTACCACTAACAACAATATTGAACAACCCTTCCGAGTCTGTTCCTATTAAAACGCCCTGTTGTGTGATGCTGCTGCCGCGGTTGGATGGAGCGACCGCGGGATCACCCCCAAGGCTAAGAGGAGTTCCCTTAAGAGATATCGAACCCGTGTTCATATAGAAGATGGCTGCTAATACAAGATCGTTATCAGCTGCTGTCAGATCCGCAACCGTTCCCGATTGACAGACCCAGAGTCCATAAGCACCACCAACTGCTGCGGGGTTAGTGCCGAGATCTTGAGATGTTTCCCAACCTGCACCTGCGGCGCCGCCAGCAGAGCCACCGGTTGAGGTCTGTTGACCAAGCAAGCGCATGTAAGTAACTGGTGCGACAGATGGCTGCAGGAACGCCTTCGCGGCGTATGTGCCGTACATTGGCGATTGATAGTTTCCATCACGGTAAACATCGTTAGCGCCGCCGGCGCCTGGTACAGTGTCTCCGAACGCCTGAACAAACTGCGAATATGATTCGACTTTGATCGGCTGCATGGCCAGACCGCGAGACGATCGACCAATAACTACTGGTCCGATTTCTTGTGGGTTTTCTGGGCGAAAAGAATTGTCAATTTCATTGACAAAGACACCCGGCGATACAAATTTAAAACTTTTTACTGACATGTTGCTTAGTCCCTCTTGTGATGCGTGCAAGATTGTATTATAGTGCAATCATAGATAAATAGTGTGGGTATGGTCGAAAAGCTGAAAAAGGACCCTGAACTAAGCAGAAAAAAGCCCGCTGTGTTCAGGAACTGTCAGAGAACCATGGTACGTCGCCTGCTGGCATCTCTCTTTCGGAAGGAAACTGATATTCTACCGTATTTTCGTCAATCCTAACGATGGGTCTATCATCATTCTTTCCCTCGCCAATAAGATAGCCTAGAACCTTGATTGTGATCTCGGTAGTAAACATCCTCATCTCTTCTGCGAGGTTTGACACGTTATTACTTTGGGCAAAGCTCTGATCGATGAACGCCTCGTATAGGTGTCCGTTTCGGCGCATCACAAAGGTGTTCGCCTGTCCGGTGCGAGCCATGAACGGGCTGACTAGCGAGTTCATCTGCTGTTGGTATTCGCTCTTAATCACTATCTTATAGTCAACATTAACATATACTGGGAGCGGTATTGACAAAGTTTGGACCACTACCTTCTTGTTCTTTCTCGGATAATATGGTTGTCTCTTTACTTCTAAGTTTGTGCGAGTATTGCCTACGGTGGCAAAGTTGCGAGTCTTGTCAGGAACTATTCTTTTCGCTAATACAAATCTACCAGCGCGCCCATTCTTATCTTTCGAATAGTAGTTTGCTTGGAACACCCCACGCTTCGCAGGATCTTTGGTAATACCAGTCCTTTCAACACTTATAATTGGGAGTTTAAGAGCACCTCCATCATCTCGGAGTTCTTTCTTGTGCTTTATTTGATATGATCGCTCTGGCACCTGCCATATAACAGGTACTTGAGTGAATCCTTCGTTAGTGTGGGTTTGTAGGTCTAGGTCCTTCTTAAGCCACGATACAAGGGAGAAGTCAATATTCTCGATTGTAGAAGCCAACATACCCACTTCTTTAAGTGTGAGTTGCCCGTCCTCTCCCTCTGGGAGCATTGCAAAGTCAAAGTTATCAGGTAGCATCGAAAAGCCCCTTTCTTGCGCGCTTGCAAACTGCATGCACTTCAAATGTTTGGTCGACCTGTCCGAACAGCTTCTTGGGCTCAGATAACTTAACTATTTCATAATAGAAGTCACCGTACAGTACAAAATCGCCCTCGCGAACGAACAAGTTTTGATCTTCAGTCAGTCGGCGCTTATGAAAATGCACATTAATCTCCCACGACATGTCGATTCCCGCATTCTCCAAATAGCTTGTTTCGAACTGCGTGAAATCAACCAGCGCATATACTCGGACTGGTGGGAGGTAGGTTTTCTCTATTGCTTCCCCATATAACTCATGGAAGTCCGTCGTTTCGAGATCAATCGGATAATAAAGGATCTGTTGCCCAATGACCTTTTCAATTAGCTCGTCATTTACCTGCTTGACAAGATTTCGCTCTTTCTCTCCCAAAAACAAGGGAGCAGGCGGAGCAGGTGGTCTTTTCCATTCGTTATCTGACATTTATCTAACCCACCATGATTGGAAGCGGCGAATATTTTAGCGTTTCAGCTGTTGCTACTGCTTTTTCTTGATCATCCTTTGCTAATTGGACATATTCCATCTCTTTGAGTAGCTCTCGGAGCTTGTCTCTTAACGAGTCTTGTTCAGCTTTAGCTTGTGAAAGTAGATCCGAGTGATTTAACGTAACTGATTCACCCGGAATTGGAATTGTGGTGAACTTTCCTCGGATTTGTCCCAGCATCTCTTTGCAGAGTGCTAACGAATACTTGCGAATCCATTGTTTACCAATGGCGTTGATGTTTTCGTAAGGAATGTTGCCGAACGGGGCTGTATTAATGTTGTTGATGCCGTCGACGCTGCCAGATGGTCCCGCTCTGCCTTCCCATGCGTTGTCTTCTACATAAAACTGAACCCAGATACGGCTCATTTCGCCAAGACCCCAATAACTAGGCATTGGAAACAGGCGCAATCTACCATCGATTAACTCATATGAGTAGTTTGATGTTCTTGTCCTTAATGAATCTTCATACATGATGGCTTGCATCTTGTTTTGCCATGTAGGAATAATCTCGAAAGTAGAGTCATCAGAGAACTGTCCATACGTCGACATATTGCCTACGACACCAACTCCTCCGTAGTATCCATAGAAGCGCCACATTGCACGAGGCGAACGGAAGAACACCTTGGTAACGTTAATGCGCTTATTGTTGACTTTTCCGGCATAATCGACCGCAATACCGCCATCATCCACACCAGAGTCGGATGCGTCCATGATGATTTGCCGAATGTCGTAATCCTGCTTCCCTGTGGCTGGTGCAAACGATGCTGAGTAGTATCTGACGTCTCCGCCCATACCAGCATACGATGTAAGTCCGTCTGCGATGTTTCTCGCTGACTGAAACTTGAATTTTGGGTATTTGAGTGCCACATGTGTGCCGCTTAAGCTCGAAGATAGCGGACTGGCAATCATGTCGCCCAAGTGGTTAAATGTACCGGTAGTGTTGCCCAGCATTGTGCCGAGGGCATTTTTACCTTGATGGAGGTTAATGATATATGAGTATTCTAATACTGCTTCTTCGTAAGCTGCGTATACGTTTGACGGGGTTAACTCAATGTCAACAACATCGCCGCCAAGCTTCTTATATACATAGGCTACCTGAGCAACCGCTCCTGTAATGAACTCGGCTGAGCCAGTATAAGCTCCAAAGGGAAGTGATGTCGCGACTTTGATCGCACTTCCGGTCGATGTAAGTACGATGGCGCTAGTTGTCGATAGTGGTTGAAGATCAGTTGGCATATATAGAAACTCCTGCTGTAGTAAGTAGTCTTTTATGTCTAAAGGATCCTGCCCGGGTTTGGAAAAACGAAAATCTCAAAAAATTGGGGGCCATATTTTTTAGGATATTGGCATTTTCATAAAAGAAAACCCCCGCCAAATAACTGAATACTTGGCGGGGGTTTTAAATTTAGCTACTGATTATTTATCAGGCGCCGCTCAGTCCGAGAAGTCCGCGGACGATAACGAGTCCATAGAGGTCCGGACGAACCATCTTCTTGGCATAACGAGTCATCACGCCCTTGCGAGGCACGAAGTCTTCTGGTCCAAAGATGGTAGGAGTGGTTTGCAGTGGCACATAAGGTGCGTATACATATCCAGATTCAAGGAAACTGGAACCACGACGACCGACGAGAATCACGTTTCGGAGGAAGTATGGGTCAACGATGACGTCAAACTTCTTGGAAAGTGATCCAACCTTAACAGCACCAACGGAACCCTTATCGTCATCTGCAGTAACAGATGCGCGGAATCCGGCGGTGAACTCAAGGATGTTGGCAACCTCTGGAGAACAAACGATGAAGTTTGCGCCGCCACGAAGAGTCTTGCGATGGATTTGAGCAGAAACATCATTGATTGTCTCAATGAGGGTTTCATACCATTCGCTGACAGTACCAGTGAAGTCGGGAGCCTTTGCAGACGCACCAATCTCGGCACCAGTTTCGCGGTTGAGGAACATACCGGGGGAACGAGCCCAGTAGTATGTTGCAGCCGTTGCACCATTTACAAGGTCAGCGAGGATCTCACGGTCGATCTCAAGAGCAATCTGCTCAGAAAGAATCGAAGTAAGTTCTACCTCTGCATCCAAGTTGTGGTAAGCGTTGAGGTCTTGACCCAATTCGGGTGTCCACTTCGCTTTCAACTTCTTGGTCATCGCTGTGATAGCGATACTGTCGACCTTGATGTCGATTTCTGGGATTGAAGGTTCATTTTCAAGACCCCATTCAGTTTGACCAACAATCGAGCCCATTGCTCCACCATTCGTGAGATCATCGTCCATGGCCCAAGAAACAGTGTTCTTGGAGGACGTAAGTCCGAAACGAACCGCGTTCGCGAGGGCGCCCGGGGAACTGTCATCGTAACCATCAACACCAGTACCAACCCAGAATGTGAGAAGGCGTGTACCCGCCGTAGCCGGATCAGCGTTACCACTAATACGTGTAAGACGACGAATCAAACGTGCTCGGCCGGCGTCTTGACCATTGACAATCACAGAGTTACCTAGAGAGGACGAGACACTAAACGACTCTGGTCCTTGGAAGTTAGCCTGATCAAGTCCACTACAAAGAATACTAACACAAGCAACGGTAGTACCCGTGCTGCCGGAAACGAAATCGGCGTCATAGCGCGCCGCCTTGTCAATGCCTGAAGCGCCGGTCAAGTGTCCGAACTGTCCCCAAGCAACCTCTGTGGGAGTCAATGTAATGTCGTCTGCTGCAGCAGATCCAGTTGGAGACGAATAACCATTATTAAGGTTATATGCACCACCTGCGATACCAACACCAGAACCATCAAGGTCCACACCGTCTTTGAGTTCAGAACCTACCACGTTTCCGCCGTAGAGCGAACCAGACCATTTGTAGCCTAGACGAGAATATTGGTCATCAACACCTGCGCCATTATCACGACTTACTGTGAAGTCAAGGAAGAAGATGAGACCACTTGGTAGACTCATCGGTTGAACGCTAACAAGATCGTTAGCAATCAGTCCCGCGAATACACGACGAACGATTGGGAATGCGACAGCTGCAAAGCCTTCAACATCACCACCCGCCATTGTAGAACTCTCACGGAGAAGCTCTTTTGCTTGGTTCTCAAGCAAACGTGCCATAGTTTGTCGGGTGCGACTAGAATCCAGTCCTTCGAGTAGACCTGTCCGCTCCCATTTAGTTAACAATGCATGCCCTTCAGCACGCATATCACGATTGACAACACCTTCGGTCAATCTATCAATAATACCAGCCATTTTTTAAATACCTCCTGTTTATTGTATTTGTATCTATTTGATACCTGCTAGTCTTTTCATCCTATCCGAGATTGGATCGGATGATGTGCTTTCCTTGCGGGAAGCACGCATAACAGAAGTTCGATGGCGACCAATTGCTTCGCTAAGTGATTTTGGCTCTCTCTTAGGAGAACTCTCCACTGTAGTTTCGAGCGTTTGATGAATCATCTTCGCCTCTGTTACAGAACCAGCTCTCGAAATAGCGTCAGCAATCTTAGTTTTTTGCCGCTCATTTAGGGAGGTATTTCTCAAAACACGGTTCGTGTAAAGCAAGCGAGCGTTAGAAAGGTTCACATGTTGTGTTGCTTCCTTCAACTCTGTTACTGCTTGCTTGTGTTGTTTAAGGGACTCTTTCAGTTGGTTATTTTCGAAAACCAACTCTTCTTGAGCCTTCTTTAAAGTTTCTAGTTCATCTTGCATATCAGTGCTGCGGCGGCGCGCGAGAGCTTTTTCCATCTCCCACTTCATGCTCTCTGAGGAGCGTCCAGCCCAGCCCGATAAGGATGCGTCCATATCTACTGTAAGTTCTTCGACGATAGAGTCAATGATATCATCGGACATTTCAAAAGATTCGTCGACAGGACCTTCGCCGCCATCATCCGTAGCTTGAAATTGCTCAGTCTCGGCATCTTTCTCTCCTGCACTCTCTTCGCCGGCGGTTTCGCCAGTTATGTCATCAGCTTCCTCTTCAATAACTTCGTCGTCAGTGGAGAGCAGTTCTGCTAAATCTTCTTCTGTAATGTTAATCTCTTGTTCGCCCTGAAGCTGTTGTACTGCTTCTTGAAGAGCATCTAAGTTAATCTCTACTTCAACTGGTTCGCCAGTGTTAGGCAGTCCGGAGAGGTTCTCGCCGTCAAGCTCGCTAAAATCATCAGTTGCAGCAAGAGGGATATCCTCAGCCACGACTTCACCGTCGCCAGTTGGGACAACTTCCTCAACGCCAGCCGGTGGTGCGGGCTCTTCTAAGTCCAGCCCACCAAGATCAGCTTCTCCACCCAGACCTAGATCCAAATCGGGCTCCTCTTGCTCTAAGAGCGCGGCCATGGCAGTTCTTACTTCGTCTGAATACTTGTCAATAACTGCAGTTTCTGCGTTTTTTAATGCTGCCTCGCGTAATGCCTTTGCGTCAACAATTGCATCTCTCAATAAATCGGACATCAATATACTCCTGAAATGAAATGGTACTATTTCACAATAAATAGTGTTGTGGGGATCAAAAACCCCTTTTTATATATAGACTATAGATCAATGTAATTATATTCCCACACACATGTAACGTTGACGTTATTGGAAGCCGCATCGGGATCGATTGCGATCCCCACAATATTGCCCTCTCCAAAATGTTCTGAGCCGGTCATAGAGAATGTGACGGTAGTATTTGCGCTGCCCATAGTCACTGTGGTTCTCTCCACTATATCAGCGGCGCTGGCGCCTGAAAAGTTCGCAGTTCCGTTGGTGCCTCTGTACAAATCCAAAGTTACGGAGCCGGCCTGGGCGCCTGACATACGAACGAGTGCTTTAATAAGACGACCATGTGCCGGTGCAACCATGTGGTCTAGGTAGGTGGGAGTGGTAGATTCAACAGTAGACATAAAGGGAATGAAGTACGCAGCTATTCCGCTGTTGGCAAAGTTATGAATAGTTGCTTGCAAACTCTTAGCACGAAGAGAGCCAGAAATAGTAACGTCCACAGAAGAGGATATATAACTATTTGTAACCGTCAATCTGTCAGTGCTATTTGTTTTAAACGAAATTTGATCAGATCCAAAATCAATCTGGGTATCTGTGTCGTTTTCGTTTTTAATGTCTCCGAGATCTCTTGGTCCCTTTGAGGTATTATAAGCCATTTATATATGTTCCTTTGTATCTGCTTTCATAGTAAGTAGAGAAATTTAGTGTCAGGATCCCCGACCATTGATAATCCACCAAGTTTTCCCATCTGACTGGAAGGATCTGCTCGATGTTGTCATCTTAAGTATAACTTCCTCGTATATATCTAGAAGTCCGCCGGCGCTTTTGATAACGAGCTTGTTGCCTTTAATACGATACTTCTCGGAATTAATAAGTTTGATATTTAAAACTCTGCCATCATTCTCGGATGCATCTGGCAATATTACGCAAACCTTATTATCGGCTGTGTCTGCCAATACTGTGTAGTCATCAGCTTGAACTTCATATTCTGGGGTGTTTGTGTGTGTGATCTTCTGGTAAGTTGCTCCTTGGGCACGTAAGGCGCCTTCTGCTACTAGCTCGTCTTCTATCCGAGCAGTCATAGCATTCAGGGTGCCAGCTAAATTAAGTGTGTTCTTTTGCTCATCAAAGCGTAAAGTCTCGGCGCCACCAAATGTGTTGCCCTTTCTAAACTGAAGGCTTTGGCGATTGCCGCCGGGGTGGTGTCCTTTTGTTTTGATATAATCGCGGTACAATTCAGCAAATGTTGTTTGACGTAAGCCGTTCTGTGATGTATCAAATAGGAGTAGCTTGTCACCATCAGAAACTGTTTGACCGGTCTTGCTCATTGGTGTTGCAGCATCAAAGTCCACATAAAGCTGATTATTTGCAGTAGAGATAGCACTATTTGGAGGGAGTTTTATGGTCTCTAGATTTAGTGTCCCCTCAAGCGCGCCGGCGTCTAAGTGACTGAGTAAACTACCGTTCCCTTCGATGCTGTCGAACTTGAGCTTGCGCCCGAGAAGTACTCCGTTATCGTAAGAGAGGTTGGGTGTCGTCTCTACAAGCGGGGTACCAGTAGCTAGCAAGAGGGACCCAGCCTGGTTGTTCTTGATCACCTCTACTGCTGGTGGTGTGATTTCTCTCCCGTCGTGCAATTGGAACCCTTTCGCAATTACCGTCTTAGTGAAAATCTTGTTACCGCCGATCTTTTCGTCTGAGAAGTTATCGATGGCGTGGTCGATTTTATCTATTTTATTCAGTTGTTCTCTTTGCTCTACTGCCAGTCCACTTGGCGACTGCACCACGTTATAAGCCATAGTTTTTTATCCTTCTCTCTTTTAAGGCGTTCTGCAATTTTAAATAGTAATGATAAACAAAAAAGGACGCCCCCCACAATGTGAGAGGCGCCCAAAAGGTTATCCTATATAGAAAACTAAATAGAATATATCATACTAGACGATGAACCAGTGTGTGGCATCCATAGCAACCAAGCTGATAGCAGAACCAGTAGATTCAAGGATGATGGTTTCACCACCTTCAATAGAATCATCAGTACCTGCAACGATTGTGCATGTGTGGATTGAGCCAGACAGTTTGATATCAAGCTTCTTACCAGCAGAAGCTGCTGGAAGAGTGTATGTTTGAGCAGCTGTAGATAACAGAGCAAAATCAACACTCGCAGAAAGCGTGTATCCTAAAGGCGCAGCACCATACTTCTCAGTATCAGCAGCGATATCAGCACCAACGATGCTGTCAACGTAGATTGTACTCCAACGAAGCGCACTAGTACCTAAATCACGAGCAGAGTCGGTAGATGGTACAAGAGCCGAATCGAAACGACCAGTTGCTGTAATGGTGTCACTAGTAGCATCACCGAGGTCAACGTTTCCGTTAGCAACCAAAGAAGTAACAGTAGCTGCGGCTGCAGAAGCAGCACCAATAACAACTCCGTCCAGAGAACCACCGTTGATATCAGCAGTGGTAACTGTACCGAGGTTGGCACAAGTTTGCGAAGCAGCTGTCCAGTTAACACCGACTGTAATAAGTTCAGAACCATTGGTGGTATCGAACGTAAGGTAATCGGTTGCTTCTTGGCTAATGTTAAAAGCTTCAGCTGTGTTATCAGTCATATCAACTTCGATAGTTGTACCATCAGCAGAAATAGTGTCGAGAGCGATGTCACCCACGTTTGTGATGTTACCATCACCGACGCTTAAACTTGATCCAACAATAGCTGCGAAAGTACCAGCAGCGGCACTATTAGCACCGATGACTGCGCCGTCGATAGAACCACCGTTGATGTCGACAGTGGTAAGAATACCAGCGTCAGCAACAGTGCGACCAGCGTTTGTCCAGTCACTTCCCATCGAGAAGCTGGAACCATCATCAGCAGAAATGCTGTCGAGAGCAATGCTGCCAACGTTTGTGATGTTACCATCAGAAACGCTCAATGAGGAAACAGTAGCTGCGGCTGCAGAAGCAGCACCAATAGTAACGCCATCCATAGAACCGCCGTTAATGTCGACAGTGGTAACTGTACCGAGGTTGGCACAAGTTTGTGAAGCAGCAGTCCAGCCGACACCGAATGTGATAAGTTCAGCACCATTAGTGGTATCGAACTTAAGATAATCGGTTGCGCCTTCAGCAATATTAAAAGCTTCAGCTGTGTTATCGGTCATATCAACTTCGATGGTTGTGCCATCGGCTGAGATAGTGTCAAGAGCAATGTCGCCAACGTTTGTGATGTTACCATCACCGACGCTTAAACTTGATCCAACAATAGCTGCAAAAGTACCAGCAGCGGCACTGTTAGCACCGATGACAGCGCCATCGATAGAACCACCATTGATATCAACAGTTGTAAGAATACCAGCATCGGCAACAGTACGACCAGCGTTTGTCCAGTTAGCGTTCATAGCCGAAATGGCAAGAGCACCAGCGTTAGTAAGACCATAGTCGCCCATTCGCAAAGAACTACCAGTAATACCAGTAGAAGATGATAAGCTTGTACCGTTAACTTGTCCAGCACCGGAGTAAATAACTCCTTTGCTGTTTACAACCGTGCCGGCGCTAGAACCATCAACTAAGTTGAGTTCAGCAGCAGTAGAAGTTACAAGAGTATTTCCCAGTCTAAGACCCTTACTAGAGCCGTTATGTTGATAAACGTTAACATCACCGTCATTCTCCACCTCTAACATAATTCCCGAACCGAGATTATCTTTGAAGATTACGTCGCCTTCGCGAACGAGGGAGCCACTAAGTCGTGCCTCACCTACCTGAAATTTATAAGCCATATTTAAAAACCCTCCATATTATAAGTTTTGTTTTTGGCGGGATGGGTCAGTTCACCCTGACTTCACCCCAAACGATACGCGCAGTACCGCTTGCTTATAAATATGTCGCTAAGTCCTATAAATTTCTCAGAAATAACAAATATATTGCAACCACCCTCAAATCGTCAGTTATTATCAGCTAGTAACTTCAAATGAATCAAATTTTAGAATAGCAACCAGGAGCCAGAAGTGGCATAAATAATGGACGCAAGCCCATACGGAGACTCTATAATAATACTATCGAGTCCATCAATCGTATGCGAACCACTCGTTTTAATTGTGATCTTGCGTGTATCGTTGCAATTGCTTGGAGCCTTTATATAGAACACATCTCCTACCGTAGGCGCGGGGGTTTCCGGTAACGAGAGAGTCATCGTGCTCACGCTGGCTCCTATGGCTCCAGTGAAATAGTTGAAGCCTGCGGTTAGAAGAGAACCATGCACAGCGGCTGTAGCTGTTATTCGATCCCCAGAGCCTCCGGAGCTAGCAGTTATTCCTGTTAACCTACTACCGTCTCCCTCAAAAAAGTTGGCTTTAACTCCGATGCTGGCGGTCATCTCGCCAACCAGTGAGAGTGCGCTGCCGTCAAAAGTAAGATCCGATTCACAAGTATATGTGTTTGAATCGCCTGCAACATTTGTAACTAAAGAGTTATTAGTAGCGTTTGTAATCCGAGGGACGTTAATGATTGCCGAACCGTCGGAAGTGCTTAGGTTACCTGATACTATATTCTCGACAATTAAGTCGCCCGGTAAGTATTTCGTTGCTGCTATTACGGTGCCTGATAGTGTATTGTACGCCATAGTGCGTCAAAGCCCCCGCTAGAATACATACCATGCAGTGGCACCATTTGAATATAGATGAATAGCCGGCATAGAGCCGGTTAAGAGGTAATACGATGCACCGTCGATGGTCTGCCCTGATGACGCCGAAATGTGAATCGCAGATCCTGTGGTGCGATTGTTAGGATATTCATCCTTAACGATCACAACTCCGCCGCGTCCAACTGCTGCAGCACTAGGTAAGCGCAGATCCGTTCGCATATTTCCTACATTTACACCCAAGATATAATCGCCGGCGCTTGCTGTTACTTTATCAACCCCTATATGGCGGTAGTTGCCTTGGAAGGCTCCTGAAAGTGTGAGACCGCCAGACCCAGTGACATATACTCTACTCTCAGCCACAGACGCACTAAGGACATAACCTGCGCCGGCAGCTTTCCACACCGATAAGCTTCCCGTGCGGATATGCGTGTCATCATTTGAATCACCGAATTTAGTAGAACCAGTTGCATCAATAACAGTTACATCTTTGATATGCATATGACTAGCACTCAGTGTTCCTGTGATCGAGAAGGTACCAGTTAGTTGCAGTAGGTTGTGGGCGGACGAGTAAGTGAAATTGGCGGAACCAGACGTTGATGTGTCGGTGTTATCAGAGCCCGTTATATACTGTATGGATCCCGAGGGTCCATTTGCGCCGCCAGAACTAGCGGCAGATCCAGTATCCGAACAATTGATATATGCCCAACCAAAGTTAGCCATCCTATCCTACTCCTACAGAACCTGACCAACTTGGACCGTCATCCGTCGCAACACCTGCCGCGTTGATATTAGTAAGTCCTGCTACAACTGAAACAGTTCCGGTACCGGCGCCTTTAATCCAGAGTTGGCTGATCTTAACTTCCATACTGATCTCAGATGCGGCGCCAAGGAGAAAATATTCTGTACCACTTAGTCCGGCTTCCGAGAAAGCTATTTGCATGCCAACGCTAGCATGAGTATTTCTGACGGTAACCCAGCGTGTTACGTCTGGGAATGAAAGTACTGCCGCGGAAGTAGAGGTAGCACCGGTGTATGCCCAAGGTCTTCCGCTAACCTGAAATGAACCTACATTATTTATGCCGGGGGCAATGTTCCATGAATTGTTGGCCATATTATAAAACTCCTAATTTGTTACAACTTACTATAAATAGTCATTAAGTTTTTCTATTGCGCCTTCTTTCTTTGGCGCGCTGTCTTTTTTTCTCTTCTCGCAATCTTCTACGTTCTGCTCGAATTCGTTTTTCTTTTTTCGCCACAGAAGGCTTCTTGTAATAACGATTGTCTCGCATCGTTTCCAAGAGCCCCTCTTTTTTGACCTTTTTGGTGAATCGGCGAATCATTTTATCTACTTGTCCGCGACACTGATCAAGGTCAACGCTAACACGTGCTACTTTAGCCATTTTATTCCTGCTTCTACTTTATTGCTTGCCATATGGCAGATGAATTTCCCACCAAAGAACTTATATCAACACCAGAGTCTCTGGGATCTCCCAGATCTACAGAGCCTTGTTTCTTTTCCTTGGGGGCTGTTTCATAACTAGTTAGTGCTTCAGTTCCTTCGAATAGATTAACTCCATTATATGCATCCTTGCCGACCGATTCCATCATCTTGGCGCGGTGCTCTTGCAGTTTCTTCGTTGTATCGGCGGTTTTGCGGCGCATGCGCAGGTCTGCATCGAAATCTTTTTGCTTTGTTGGTGGTGCGGATTCTACAATCACAGATTGTTGCATTCCTTTTGCCACTTCTGCCACTACATTCGAGAGCAACCCTTCTTCTATGAGCACTTCGTTAATGCATTCTTTTACTAATGGCTTGATTAACTTTTTAAGATCGTTCTTTTTCACTTTGTTTCCTTACTTATGTCTTCGCTAAGTTTAAGTTTTGTATTTCCTTTTACGAATTGCGCGATGAGCCCAGCTATAGCTCTCGTGGTTTTCTTATCAAATTTAAGACGTTGTTGCATGTATGTAGCAAGTCCGCTAATCATAAATGTGCCGGCATTAGTTGTGGCGTTTTTACCTGTTAGCGCTGACTGGCGTTGAGCATGTTGAGCCTTGCGCAAATCTTGATCTGTGGCTGTCGCAGGATCCAGTCCATATCGCCTGAAATCTGTCTTGCGCTGCCCCTTGCGTACGGCGTCTACCCTTTTTGCAAATTTTGAAATGACAGGTAGTAACTGTTTTGCCTTTTCCTGTTTTTTTTCATTCATGTCGGGAGCGGTAGCATAAGCTTCTGTGGACTTGTATACCTTATCTAACAGTGCTCTTGTAGATTTTAATTGTTTAGAACTCCATCCCTGAAAGCGATCTTTTCCGGAATCGAGCTTGAATCGCCATGTTTTGAGTATTTCCTTCATCGATTTTGAAAAATATCCAGAGGGGTGATTTTCCAGAAACTGCTTAGAGAGATACCCTGTAAAGGCGTCATACTGTTGTTTTGCGAGGTGTTGGGGTGCAGCCGCGCCTTCTGCTACTGTTGGAGCTGTGCCGAATTTAATATTATTTGCTTTAAGTTGGAGAGCCACCTGTCTTTGTAGCTGTTGTGCGATTTTATCATCGAGCAAAGTGTCAGGTGGTGCGCCATCAGGTCGAGCACGATTGCTGACTGCGGTTTTGATTGCGGCGGATAAGGCGCGCAATTTTGGACGCGGGATATATGTTGGAGGGGGCTGGGGGGCTTCTCCGGGAGGAGCAGTATCTTCGGGAGGAGCAGTATCTTCGGGAGGAGATGAGCCACTCGTTGGGGCATCTCCGGGGCCCAGAGACACCATTTCACCGGGCTTTCCGTGAAGCCAGTCTGAGGCTTTGCCGGCTGCAGCTTTTGCATCGTCCCACCAGCCCTCGTCGAGTTGCCTATCTTCTGTCAGGAATTGGCGCCATTTATCAGCGATTTCCTTGTCATCTTCATAGCTCGACCAGTCGCTCATTTGTCAAGAACCTCACTCAGCAGGTGATTAATCTTATCAGTCTTGGTGAGCATATTCTGTGTGGTGTGTTCCTTTACCTCTTTCATCATAAATGCGCCCGGAGTAGAGGGTTCGGACACAAAGTCGAAGCAGATCAACTGGAAGTCGTCTTCTACAATTGTCTTACCCATTGACTCTGAAACTGATCCCATTCCTCTAGATGAAATACCGAGTTGGCAACCAGAGTTCACGAGCCCCTTGAGGATGTCTCCAGAAGGTGTATCGAGGACAAGCACTTTGCCCATAACTACAGGTCCTTCCATCCAGATGTCGATGACCATGTGGGATGCATTCTTGAGATTGATAACAGAGTCGTCTGGGTGATCTAGCTCGCCGAGCGCTCTCTTGGCTGTTACCAGCTCTTTGTATGTTTTAATCTGTGGCTCTATAACACTTAGCGGATAAGTGCGTCCGTTACCGTTTACACAGTCAGCCTCTTGAAGCTTGCCGGATAAAATCATGCCGCCTTCTGCGATATACTTTTTCTCTGCCTCGGTCAAAAGATCCTGGCAAACACCCCCTTCACAAAGAGGATAGAATTCTCTTAGTAGTACTTTCGCCATAGCTAACTACCTTTACAACATCGTCGTACGGGTTGAAGTTTCCATTTTCTAGTCCATGTATTAAACATCTTATTTC